GTACCTTTCTCTGCTTATCAAAGACTAGCCGCAGGTGGACAGGCCCGTGACCGTGTACCTGCACTATTAGAGCCAGGCGAGTTTGTAATGAAGCGTTCTTCAGCTAACTCAATTGGTGCTCCTGCCTTAAATCAAATGAATGCAACTGGTAAAGCTGGTGGTAATGTAGTAGTAAATATTCAGAATCAAGGCACACCACAAGATGCTACCGCATCTGAGCCAAGATTCGATGGAGAAAAATTCGTGATTGATATTGTAACAAGAGATCTAAGAAACAACGGTCCGATCCGTAAATCACTGAGAGGCGGAGGTGCTGGCTAATGGCGACTTATCCTGATGATGCAACCGCTCCCGTAACAGCTTTTGGTGTAGTATCTGATGTTACTTTTTCATCAACAGGCCCTGTTCGTACAGATTTTAATTTAGCTGCATCAGCTACTCATCGTGGTGAAGTAGTAGCTTTTGTTGATGGGATTTTACAGCAGACCTCAGCATATGATTTGTCTAATGCTGGTCAAACAGTGTCATTCTTGACAGCTCCTAATGCATCAAATGTAACTCTTAAAACTATCTCATTACCTACTCGTTTTAGGCTAACACGCTCATTTCCTGCTGTTAGAACGGTAGACTACTCTAACACTTCAGCTACTGTAGTAGACTCAAACTCGTTTGTTATCAATGCAAATACAGAGTCATTCGCTCTACCAGAAGGCGTGAATGTTTCCGCTACTTCAGACTTTATGGTATTTGTCTCAGGCGTATTTCAGACACAAGATGCATACACTTATCCTTCTGCTGTGTATGGCTATAATGGTATTGATATTGGGGATAATACAGCTGCAAAACTTATTTTAAACTTTAACTCAAATCTTACAGATGAAAGTCCTTCAGCTCATACAGTTACTGCCTTTCCTAGTGCCACCTACTCAGATGGAGCTTTTAACTTTCAAGGTACAAACTTTTTACGAGTAGATGAGAGTACAGAGTTTGATATTCATTCTACTAATTTTACTCATGACTTAGAGTTTAAGCTGACAGTTGATGAGATCGGTAATGATCAAGCACTTTACGCTCGTTATCAAGATATTAGTAACTACTATATGCTCAAGTATACAGGTGCTAACTCTAATATTGGTTTCATGATTAATACTGCTGGCACATTAACAGAGGTATATGGCGGTAATGTTAATGCTCTATCTAACTATCATGTTGCAGTTTCTTATGAACGTAATGTGCAGAACCTACGTTTGTACGTAAATAATGTATTAGTAGATTCAACAAACTATACCGCTGCATCATCTCCAACAGGACCTCTTGAGCTAGGTAATGCTAATGCTTTAGTCTCAACTCTTGATGGAACAGTAAACTTTTATAGATTTGCACACGCCCCTCGTTATCGCGCTGGAGGAATACAGTCTTTTGTACCAACAGCAAACTATCAAGCAACCCCAATCTCAGCAGCACCTCTTGGAGCAGTAGACTCAGCGGATACCTTATCTATTCGTGTTTTTGATTCAGAGGTAGTGTCAGCAGATCGTTTTAATTCAATGGCTGATCGTAAGCCAGATAAGGGTTTTTCAGCTCAACGCAAGTTTGACACTATTAAGTTTGAATCTCAAGCTGGCTATGAAAAACGTCGTTTACGCTCTCGCCGATCTAAAAGATCCTATGACCTATCATATACTAATATAACTGGTATTGAAAAAACAGCGATTGAGAACTTCTATAACGCTAGAAGTGGAGAATTTCAAGCGTTTACATTTGACTTGACCCATATCAATGAAATTGGTACAATTACTACAAGATTTGACGGACCTTTGAATGTAACACAAGTCCATTCAGCAGGTAGTGCGTTAACTGAAAACTTCTATACAGTATCCTTTAAACTACAAGAGACTTATGACTAATGACAGCTAGAAATTATGATGTAATAATTACAGTTGATAATGCTGCAGGATTTCAATCAACAAACGTTTTAATCGGTAACACCTCTGCTTCTACAGGGGTGATTGCTAATGTTGATACTACTCTTAACACTCTTAAAGTAAAACTTTCAAACTCTATATTAGAGTTTTCAAACTTAGAAGTAGTACATTCTAATGTTATTTCAATTTCAGGTACTGCAAATGGATCTTTAAATACTACCTCTTTACCTTTTCAGTCTAATACTTATGCTGGTAATACCACTACGGCTATAGCAACTATACAATCTATAGCTCCTAGCGGTTTTATTGCTGAAAAGAATGCTTTTACACAAAATCCTGTAGTTAGATTATATGAGATATATTATCCTGGCGAATGGTATCCTACAACTACCGCTGGTAATCCAGGAGCTGCTGGAGAAGGCCGTGCTTGGCCTACTAATTTTCCTATCCGTTTTGCTGATATTCGTGGCGATCTAATCTCTGATTTAAATTATAATGTAATACATCAAGGTGACTCTTACATTCCTTTTCCTTCAGATATTTCAAGTATATCTCAATCAGGTGATGGTAAGATTAATGAATTAAGCCTAACTATATTTAATGTAGATAACATTATTTCAGCTATAGTTGAAGATCCTTTTCTTGTAGGCAATAACCAATCTAACTCTTGTCAAGCTTATGTTAATGGTGAGTTGGTTCATGGGATAGATCCTCGTACTATAAATGCAGCTCCTTCAGCTTTTGGTGTAGCAGGTAATGAAGGCTTTGATACTTTAACCCGTGCAAGGGCTAACGGTCTTGCATATAGTGCGGATGTAGAAGGTATTTACGGTAAGGCAAATGCTTCTTTTACTCGTGCTCAGACACTAGCTGTCGGTGGTGAGTGGCAAGAGAATAAGGTTGACTCACGAGATCTTTTAGGTGCAGTAGTTACTATTAAGTCAACCTTTGCTAATTTTTTAGATGTTTGGCCTGAGTATAGCACTGCTAGATTTTTAACATCAAATGTAGTTGAGGTATATAATGCCATGCCCTATCGTGTAGGCGATAATGTTAGGGGTGAGCTAGGAAGCACTGAAGCTACTATTCAATCTATAGAAGAGAATCGCTTTCTGTTCTTGTCTAACCGATTAGATTCAAACACTGCTGTTGGAGATGCGATATTTATTGTTAATCAACAGGCTGATCCAGAGTCCTACATTGAGGACGTATTCAAGATAGATCAGCTAGAATCACTAAATGAAAGTGTAGCAACTTTTGGTTTGATTTCTTGGTTGCAATATTTTAGAAATCAAGTTCCAAGTAGAAAGTACTATAAAAACACCTGTCAATGGTCATATAAAGGCGATGAGTGTCAATACCCTGGACCTGGCGGTTTAGCTATTCCTAATACTACTCTTGTCTCTAATAATAACCCTATTGCTGCAAACAATCAAATAGCTGCTTCTGCTGCTGGAGATGTGTGCGGTAAATCCTTATTGTCTTGTACTTTAAGAAATAACCAAGTTCATTTTGGAGGTTTCCCTGCCACAGGACGAACAGTTCCCAAACAATAAAATAAAAGGTTGTATCATACCCTGGACGCACCTTTTTGGTGCTATTAATGGTGAGTATAAGATATGCTGTTTTTCTGAATATTGGTCTCCCGTTTTAGGTAATCACCTAGATGAGATAGACGATGTTTGGAACGGCGATGCATATAAGCAAGTTAGAAGAGATTTTTTACAAGGAAAAAAGATACCAGCATGTGAAAAAGCTTGTTATGAAAAAGAACGTTTAGGTAGTCAGAGTCATCGCCAAAATATAAACGAGAACTACGCCCATTTTCAGAAATTACAAGAATTAACACGTCCTGATGGTTCTATAAAAAACTATCCAGTTTATTTAGATGTTAGATTTGGCAATACTTGTAATTTTAGATGTCGTATGTGTGGACCTAATGACTCTACAAGTTGGTATAAAGAAAAACCTTCTGAGGGTGGTAAACAGTTTAGAAAGCCTATAGATAAATACACAGATAATGAAACTTTTTGGTTAAATATCGATAAAATTGCTCCAAACATACTGGAAGTATATTTTGCAGGTGGCGAGCCTTTTGTGCAGGATGGTCATTATAAGCTACTAAACTATATGATAGATAATAATCATGCAAAACGTATTTCACTAAGCTATAATACTAACCTTAGTTATCAAAAGTATAAAAACCACGATATTAGAAAACTATGGAGGTCTTTTTATAATGTTAAACTATGGCCTAGTTGTGATGGATATGGAAGCAGGGTAGACTATTCTAGAAAAGGTTTTTCATGGAATAAATTTGAAGCGAATATAGACTATTATAAAGAATATATTCAAACGATAAGTGCTGTAATTAGTATTTATAGCATATCTACTATGCCAGAGTTACTTCTCTGGGCAAAAAATAGAGATTTAAGTGTTCACGGCACTACTTTGATAGATCCATCACATATGTCAGTAACCTGTTTACCTATAGAAGCAAAAAAATCAATTAATCTAAAATTCAAAAAGTTCCTTAAATCTAACTATCACCTTTTTAATAGACACGAACTAGATATGATTAAGTCCTGGCTTTCATATATGGGTGCAAAAGATGACTCACATTTACTTAAATTGTTTAAAAGTTATAATACTAAGTTTGATTTAACTAGAAATGAAAATTTTGAAGCTACCTTTCCAGAATACGCGTCATGGTACAAAAATATTTAAGTCTTAAACATGAGTACGGTAAAGTAGATTGTATTGAGCTTATCAGGCAGTTCTATAAAGATGAATTAAATATAGTTTTTAACTTACCTACTTATCCAAAATCAAGAGAATGGTTAAAGCATTTTTCTACTGATAGTGTAGATGGGTGGGCATCAACATGTGCTATAAAAGTTGAATTGACAGAGGCACAAAACTATGATGTAATGGTGTTTAGATCAGAAAAATCAAATTTAGTAATACATTTTGGTATGTATTTAATGCCATCAAAAATGTTACACGTTGAAGAAGGGGGTTTCTCGTGTATCCAAAGTCTTTCTCAGTATTGGGTTGACAGGTTACACGCAGTCTACAGACACAATGACTTGGTATAATTCTTATACAGGTTTTCCTTACAAACATCTTGGTAATGATATTGAAACAGGGATTGATTGTTTTAATCTCTGTGCTCTTGTATTTAAACAAGAACTTGGAATAGACATCCCTTATACTACAGCAGACTTTTGTAATATAGTAGATGAAGACTGGTATACAAAAACTCATGAGCGTTGGATGGATCGTGCAGCTTCTGAAGAGCATGGATGGATAAAAGTTAAAGAACCAAAACTTTATGATGTGATTCTTATGAGTCTTGGCTCTACTCATGTTACTAATCACTGCGCATTATATGTAGATAAGAATAGAATACTTCAAACGATGATTAATCATAAGAGTTGGGTAGCTCCTTATGGAAAATACTATAAACAATACACAACAGGGATATTTAGATGGAAAGATTTGATGAACTAACTGAGGCAATGAATGCTCACGCCTTACGAGACTATCCTCGTGAAGCTGTTGGAATCATTACTAATGATTTTGAATATATTCCTTGTACTAATATATCTCTTGAACCTAAATTAACGTTTGTTTTAGATCCAGCTGATTTAGTGAAACACGACGGAAATATATGGGGCATTTTTCATTCTCATCCAGGAGACGAAAACCCCATACCAAGTAAGGAAGATAAAGTAAGTGCTGCTTTCCAAGAATATAAATTTTTGGTAGGATTTAATAACAAATTTTTTATCTATTGGCTTGACCAAAATCTAGACGCTCTTATCTTTGATAAGTTTGAGGAAAAACACCTTGCAGGCAACAGTTAAAGTCCATTCATCATTACATAAGTATTTTGATCAAACAGAATTTCGTGCTGACTTTAACACGTATTATGATTTGATACCCTATTTTAGTGCTATGCATCCTCGTTTTAATTATTATATGCGTATGGTAAACTGGGGCGAGTCTGATGAAGGTTTTGCTTTTTTAGATAAAGATCTTAATGTTGTGACTGAAGAAGAACTACACATAAGACGCGTTCACGAAAATGACACTATTTATCTTGCTCCTGTTATTGTAGGAGGTGGTGGTAAAAAGGGTGGACTTTTGGCTTTAGTTGCCGTTGGTGCTTTAGCTTTTGCTACAGGGGGCTTGAGCTTAGGTGCTACTGCAGCGGCTGGGTCTACTACTGCAGCTGCTGGAACTGCTGCCGCAGGCGCTGGTTCAGGTGGTTTATTTGCCTCATTTTCTGCTATGCCAGGCTTTGCACAATCACTATTTATGAACGTAGGCATGAGCTTGATTTCTTCACTCTTCACTAAGAAAAAGAAACCAGCGGACACAGATACTTCAACTCGTCAAGCTGGAGCTTTCGGTTCACTAACTAATTCAACTCAGTCGGGCACTCCTATAGCACTTCATTATGGGCAAGTGCGTGTTGCAGGGCAAATGCTAAGTGGGTACATTGATTCTGATGATCACGGTAAAAATGACGTTATCAGAGTAGACGGGAAATTTTAATGGCAAGAAACTTTACTAAATACCAACATCAGTTAATTCCCGTTATTGGAGGAGCCAAAGGCGGTAAAGGTGGTGGCGGAGGCGCGTCTGAAGATCCTAACTCTTTATTCTCAACTGATATCGTATTTATTACAAATGGTTTAGGCGAAGGTCCTGTATATAGAATTAACCCAAACGGTCCTCAAGATATTGAGATTCAAGACAATACTATTGATGATTTGATAGATTTTGCCACTAATACTACCGATGGCGAAAAGTTTATTACTCTATCTTCTACAGGCACTACTACGCAAGATCGTCTTGATGTGTTTGGCGAGTCTATTGTTACTCCTCAAAATTTTGCTTCTCCAGTCTCTCTTAAAAAGGGCAATCTAGCAGGTGTTCCAGCAGTTAAAGTTTCTGATCAAGAGACCTCTGCACAAGCCTGGGATGCTATTAAGTTTAACTTTGCTTTAAATGGGTTACAAAAGATAGAACCAGGTGGTGACATTAAAATACACACAGTCACAATCAAAATTACTTTAAAGAATAAAGTTTTAACTGGTAACCCTTTATTTGATGATATAACTTCTGTAAGCAAGACTATTACAGGTAAAACAAACACCCTATTTAAATTTAGTGTTAAAGTAAATGTACCAGCAGCTTCAAGAAATGATGCGGGCTATCGTTTTACTATAGAAAAGACTTCAGACGATTCTGATTCTTCAGGTACATCTGATAATATTCAAGCTACAGGTTGGTTTGAGATTGAAAATGCTGCACAAGCCTATCCTCGCACAGCTGTTATAGGATATGCTCTTAAGGCTGTAGATGAACATCAAAACGGTATTCCAAACTTTACATCATTGGTAAAAGGACTCATTGTCAAGGTTCCGTCAAACTATAATCAACCTATTCTTGCAAATGGTGAAATTGATTGGAGAGAAGTAGAGGTGCCAGCTACTGGAGCGCAAGGCATTGGTAATGGTTACAATTTACAGTCCTCAGGTACAGGTACTCTCTTAACTGCTATTGATCCACAGATCTATGTAGGGTCGTGGGACGGTACTTTTGTCTATTCTTGGACACAAAACCCAGTTTGGATTATTTACGATATATTGACAAATAATACTTATGGCTTAGGGGTGCCAGAAGAGCACATTGACAAGTATAAGTTTTATCAAGTAGCACAGTATTGTGATGCTTGTGATGCAGTTACAGGTAAGTTTGTAGGCGTGGACGCTTTGGCTGATGGATCTTTTAGGCATAAACCTCGTAATCAATTTACTACAGTGCGTCAAAATCAGATAGGGTTGCCTTCTGGAACTGCTATCAAACAACGTAGATTTACCCTTGATATAACTATTGCTGATGAAGGGCAAGCAATGGATATCCTTAATGAGATTACCTCATCTTTTAGAGCTGCATTAGTCTACTCTTTAGGTAAACTTACTCTTGCTGTTGATATGCCTGATGAGTATCCTGTAGCAGTTTTCAATGAAACAAACATCAAGCAAGGGTCTCTAAGTATTACAGGCATTAAAGAAAGTGATATTATTTCTGGTGTAGATGTATCGTATATTGAACCTACAAATCACTATAAACGTGAAACAGTTAGAGTAGATACCTCTGACGCAAATGACGGTATTGAAAAGAATATAATACGTAATATTACGTCTCTTGATTTAAAAGGTGTTACTCGTAGAAGTCAAGCTCTTCGTTTTGCGCAGTATCAGATAGCTTCTTCTAAGTACCAAAGAAGATCTTTATCCTTTACTACTTCAACAGACGCTTTACAGTTAGCTCCAGGCGATGTTATATCTGTAGCACAGCAGCAATCTGGCATAGCATATGGTTACAGTGGTAAAATTCATGCTAATTCAGCAGTTAGTGTTTCCTCTAATACAAACGTATTTTTAGAACATTTTACCTCTCCTTCTTTGTCTAGTTCCTTATTCACTGCTAACTCAGGACCTCTTGCCCTAAGAGTTATCAAGACGAAAGATGATAGAGTAGATCTGTATCTAGTAAGTAATACAGCATTTTCTCTTTCAACAACAGATAATGTGTCAACAGGTGTAGATCTAGCTGAAATCAACTTAATTTCTAAATTTAATAAACAAACCAGACAATTTCAAAATATTTCGCTTTTTGATGCAACTATTGCTCCTGAAAAAGGTGACTTGTGGTCTTTTGGTGAGATTGAAAACCCAAATAATTATTATAC